GCCCTGTAAGGTATGGACTTGTACCCCCTATTGTTTCTGTATCTAATATAGTTTCATACGACATAAGATATATTCCAATAAAAGGACAGCTGTCTGGGTTAAGCATCATCTCTGGCTCTACTTGAATAGTATTGTCAGAAGTTCTAGCGTCTCCTTCCAGAATGCTTTTAATTTCTGTTTCTATCCCTAAATAATCTATAATTGCCATTAGTGTCTACCCCCGTTTCTTCTTTTATGTCTAAGCTCTTGTAATTGCTCATTCATGATTTCAATTTTCATTTCCATTTTCTCTATAATTCTTTCTGCCATATCTAGTCGCATATTTTGTTCTGCGTCATCTGGCAATGCTCCAAGCTCTCCTCTGGGCCATTTTATTCTAAACTCTGAATTCATTTCTTGTTGAATCTTGCTCATACCTTGCTGATGTTCTAAAAATGTAATTCTTTCAGTTAATGTAAAATATCCCCATACAGCTATTGCCACAGCAGCCATAATCTGTATAAACCATTTTAAATTGATTTGCATGCCTGTATTGTCGCCTATTTGCTTATCTGCCATCTTAGAGACCTGTTCCTTTCAATAGTGCTTTATTTTTAATTTTTCGTGCCCATGCCTCATTTGCGTGTTTCTTTCTAAGTGTATCTGCAAATGCTCGAGAGCCTATTTTTTTAATTTCGTTTACTGTTGGTACAAATCTATGTTCTCGGTTGAAATATACTGGATATTTGCTACCTCCAGGTCTCCCACCCCCTTTGTGAGGAGCTTGTGCAGCTCTTAATTTTTCTTCTACATTTGTAGCTATAATATTAAATCCTGTTGAATTAGTGCCTCTAGTGCCTTTAGACTGACTCATAAACCCTCCAGCTTGCAAATAAGTCTGTCCTCCTTTTATAACAATAGTGTTTAATTTTCCTGAAAATTGCCCGACTTTTCCAGTTATAACATTATGTCCTGCAACCTTCATGTTTATTTTCTTCATTGCCCATTCTTTTGTGTTTGGTTTCCAACCTGGTTGTTTTCTCCAAGTTTCTGCCATTTCGTCTCCGATTAAAGTTAAGCATTGTTGTACCCACGCATCTCTAAAATTTTTAGCTTGTCTTCCTGTTGCAAATTTAGCTAATTTTTGCATTTTTGTGCGTACCCCCTTGAAATCTATCTCTATATGACCTCCGAATTTTCCCATTCCAATTCGGCTAAGTGGTCTAAGTCTCCATATAGGGATATTTGCCATTATGTTAAGTTAGGCTTATAGGACTCGCTTTTAACATCGTCCCATTCATCTTCAAGTCTATCGCCATCTATCTGTTGTAAGGTTGGGTTGAGTACATTAAAGGTCGGATTGTAATTCATTGTATTAGAAAAAATTGCATCTCCGTCTTTGTAGGCGATAATCTCAAGAGAAGAATTATATAACCCTACATCTCCTGAATTAATTTGGCTTAGGTATTCTTTGACATATTTATGTCTGTTTTCTACCCATCTATTGTCGCTTCCAATTTCTTGGGTAAAGAATCGTTCCAAAATTTTTACTAATGCGTATTCAGTAGATAAAGACTCTATGATAGGAGGTGTAGAACTGAATGGTAGCGTGTAATTATTGATTAAATAGCCGTTAATTTCGTTTTCTGCTTGGTCAATGTAAAAAGACACGGCTGATGAATTTACTGAAGATAATGAGCCAACTCGTGGGTATAGACTATAAACTTTTTGTACTGTTGTATAATATGCCATACTATATATTAAACTGTCATGAATAAAAAACAAACTTTTCGTTGTACTATCATTGTCATAAATAATATGGAAGTGTATTGTCCGTGAAAAAGATACCCTACAGACATGTCTGCATTTTTTGGCAGGACGCAAAATCCTCGACAGATTGGAGAGACCTCGATGAAGCATTAGAAGAAGAACTCGCCATATGTGTTTCAACAGGGTACATCATAAAAGAAAACGATACATCAATAACCCTCGCCCAAGATTTCTCCTTCTTTGGAGATGAGATAGATAGCGTGGGTAATCTTATAGTTATACCAGTAGCTTGTATAGTAAACAGAAGGTATATAGACAAAAATAATATAGCAGCCAATTAGGTCTTTAAGTTGTACCATCTTTAAGCCATGTTGATTATGGCATAGTGAGAAAAGCCTTTATTTATAGGGGTTTTATGAGGAAAATAAATAAAAATAATTCTTGTATTCAGACTGAAATACATATTATACTAATAATAGGTAAGAAAATTGGACACAGATTTAAAGGGAGGAAATCTGAACATGACAGGTACATCGAGGAAAATTGAATCCACAGCTTGAGCGAGAGGTTGAATTGCTTAATTCTGAGACTGACACTAAACATTATTGTTTTTTGTTAGAGTGGGAGAAGGAATTACTAAGCTGAGACAGTAACGTGTCTACTCCACTATTGTCCTTAGCCATTAGGATAGCAATAGTCTAAGTGAGTTTACCACTACCTATTGTCTACAATGTCACATTGTCCATATTGTAGATTTAACGCTTGAAGATACTATCATTGTCTTAGTCTTCGAGTGTTCCTGTTTTTGTCATGGAGGTTACAAACATGATAAACACTTTATACAGTTTAACAAACAAAAATACATGGCTGTCAAATAGAATTGGCATCGAGCTTGAATTTAAACATTCAGGCTATTCAAGAGATGAAATAAGAGATGGAATTTTTAACGAGTTCGGCTCTGGTTTCACTATTAAAGAAGATGCTAGTTTTCATGGCAATCATGACTTTAGCGAGATTTGCACAAACGATGATTTTGAGCTATCTGGTAACAAAGCTTTGAGGGTTTGGTCAGATGTAGTTAGTTTCTTAAATACTAACTATCATGCTAACGAAACAAACAAAACTGGCTTTCACATACACCACGATATTGAGAAATTAAGTCCAATACAAATTTCGAATGCGATTACTTTCTACTTCAACTTTGAGAGAATCATTGATTTGATTATCCCAATGAGTCGTAGGTCAACTGAACGAATCACGAATGTTAGTGAGCTTGACTTCTACTATGTCGAGAATGTACAAAGATTGGCTAAACGATTTAAAGATGACAGAGAGAGATTTTGGGATTCAGTTCCTAAAGGAAAATACAACTCTTTGAGAATATCTAGCAAGTTTCAAACACTTGAATTTAGAAGGAACATCTTTACAGTTGATGATAGAAAATTGACTAATTGGATTAAGTTCACGCAAAACTTAGTCAAATACACTTCAAGACAAAAAACATTTAGAAGGATTTACAAAAACCATGAACGAAACGAGTTAACAAGCAACTCGAATCGACTAGCTGAAAAAAGACTTTTTGACTTCTTCGGAATCAACGAGCTTGGCTGGTCGCAAGTGCTAAGTCGAAAAAATAAAGGCTTTGCATGGGCTTTCAGACAGGTTTTCGAATATGCTTCTGGCAACTTGACACTTTGCTCTGAGTTCGAAAAACGAGCTTTGAAATTAGCAAGAGCGAGCCGAGATGCACATACAAGCCAACTCAAAGGCTTGACTGACTATCTATCGAATCTATACGATAGATAAAATCATGAAAGACAAAGACAGGAACATTCGAGGACTAAGGCAAAATTAAAGATAGGAGGTATTCGATATGGTAAGACATAGAGAACAAGTGCTTTTATATCAATTCTTAACAGGATTGATTAAAAGATACGATAACTATGCTGACATCAAAGCATTCGCTGACGATGCTGAAGGTTTTGTTAAATTCTTTCAATCAATGAAAGATGAAACCTATGATGAAGCTGTTAGTAAACTTGGACATGATTTCAATGGAATCATTAACCAAGATTTACTAATGCTACCTAAATGTACTGGCTATGCTAAAAGCTACAAAGAATTTGTTGTAGCTAAAGTTATTGACAGTTACAAAAAATAAAAGAAATGTCCTGAGCATGACAAAAAACTGCTCTAATCCAATCGTAAGGAGGTATGAACATGAACGACTGGCAAATGTTTAAACACATTTACGATAGCCGAGTATATCGAGATGCTTTAGATAAAGCTTTCGAGAATAGCAAAGGTTATCAAAACTTTCCACATAAACACATGGTGGAAGATAACAGAATATACAAGAAACTAAACAAGCTTAAAGCTAAGCAAATTAGAAGATAAGCGTTAGATAGGTAGGGTAAAACTCATGAAGGAGTAGGCACAAAAAATAAGCGTA